CAGAATGCCGCTTAACATCGGCGGGAGCGGCCTGCAAATGCAGGTACTTCACTTTACTGTCATGCCTGTGCAGACAAGCATCGATGGCGGGGTGGTGACATGGACGGGAACCGTTGTCGCGAACCATCTGTTTAATGCTGATGACGAGTTTGACGACATCATTGTTGAGCTGCCGCCGCCGTGGGATTCGTGGCTGGATATCGTGGTTACTGGTTATCCGGACGGTCGCGATCCCGAAAGTCTCCCGAGGATTCCCTGATGCCATCGTTCCGTCAATATAAGCAGCAGCGCCCGACGCGCGGACTATACGACACCATCACTTTCTTCCATCCGTCGTTCGGTTATGTGCGCCTTGTTGACAAGCAGTTCTTCCCCAAGACGCTCGGCGGCCAGATGTACACGCCAGCGCGCTTTGAAATCGAAGAGAGCCAGCAGAGCGGTACGCCGGTGATAGATGCGACTGTGAAGTTAGGGCGGCTTTCGTCTGATATCAAAGCGCTAATGAAGCAGTGGAAGGGCGCTACGCGGCTGACAGCTATCACGGCCACACGGCAGATCTTCGACAGCGGGGATGTGTCGGTGCCGATTAAGTCATGGCAGTTATACGTTAAGACCGTGGATATCGACGCCGATGCTGCGTCTGTCACTCTCTCCGTCACAAACCCTCTGAACAACAATATTGGTCGCCTTTATGATCCAGTCGAATATACGGGACTTCAGTACCTCTGATTTTGTTCGGAAGGTGATCGGCGTGCCGTGGGCTAACCGGGCCTGTTCGTTCGAGAAAGTCGACTGTTGGGGCCTGGTGGTTCTGTATTACCGGCACGTCCTCGGCATTGAGCTGCACCAGACACCGGACTACGAAGCCGGGCAGGACTTCTTCACATGCTACCAAGGTGATGTTGTTTTCTGGCGCCAGGTCGATAGGCCAGTCGAGGGCGGGATATTTGTCGGGTACCGCGGCGCGCAACCGGCGCATGTTGGCCTGGTATTAAATCGGCAGGCGCTTCACTCTCGCGGAGAGAACGGAAGCGTGCGCATGGACTCATTGCTGGTCATTCAGCGGGCATTTACAAAGGTGGAGTATTTTTCATATGGCGCTGGTTGAGATATCGAACTTTCCAGGAACGCCTAAGCTGCGTTGCAGGGTGCCAAACGGCACCCTTTTTTATGACTGGCTGGCGGCAAACGATGCCACCTTTCACCGCGATCTGCTGATCGTCCGTAACGGTGTAAAGCTGGGCGAAGATGACGAGCTGGCGTTTGAGTTGAGCGAGCTGGACAATATCCAGATATTCGACCAGCCGAAGGGTATTGTCGGCGACATTCTGAGCCCGATCTTCAAAGTAGTGGGCCAGGTGTTTTCTTTCCTTGCGCCTAAGCCTGCGATCGCGAACAACGGCGGTGATAGCGTCGATTCGCCGAACAATAGCCTGACCGGTCAGACAAACACCGCCCGCGTCTACAAAGCGAAGCCGGACATTTACGGGCAAATTCGCTCTTTCCCTGACCTGATTCAGGAATCTGTATTCGAATACGTTCACCAGACGTCTACGGACGGCGGCCTGAAGTACGTCACAGAGTGGATGTGCATCGGGATCGGCAGATACGATTACGAGTCTGTGCGCTATTCAGAATCGAGTCTCGGTTCTCTCGCCGGTGCTGAATTCCAGTTCTTTCAGCCAGGCGAAGTCATCCCACAGATTGTAGAAGGCTACGGGTTCGATGATGTCGATGGGCAAGAAGTTCCCGGGCAGAACGAGGCAGGAGATTTCCCCGTCGAGACTGCTACGGCAAATACAGTAGTCAGCGGAACGTATTCCGGTGGTCAGATAGCGATGAAAATCCTGAAACAGTCCGCGTTCGATTACTTCATGGGGCTGGTCCTGCCACACGCAGTGACGTTCACAATCAATGTGACGTACAACACGGCATCCGGGAGTGTTACGACCGACGCGACATTTGCCGGGACGCTGATCTCCGCCGTTGAGACAAATGACGGCGCGGTGGTTAACCCTGTGCGCTGGTACACTTTCACAATGAACGATTTGCAGGGTCCGCAGGACATCCCGGCGAATGCGACAATCAACACCACGAAGTTCATCCTCAACGACAACGAGGCGCTGGTTGTCGGCCCATTCTTCTCGCCAGTTGAGTCTTCACAGCTCTGGCTGCATACACAGTCAAGCCTCGGCGGCAAAAAACAGACCAACTGGAAGGTCGTCATCTGGAAAATCGACGACGCTTATAATCAGATCCCCGGCACTACGCAGACGTTCACGTATTACCAGGGTACGCCGCATGACCATACGAGCGAGGTGTTTTACCGCACCGATAAGCTGACGCCGACCGCCGGCTTCGGCAAGTATGCGATCAGCTTCCAGCGCACGGACAACTCCAGTGATGCATCAGTTCTGAAAGTTGAGGAGATACACGCGATCAACATCAGGACAAACGTCGTACATCCAACTGACACGCTGGTACGCGTTAAAGTCAGGGCGACAGAGAACGCCCTTGGAAGTCGTGATCGCAAATATAACGCTCTGGTAACCCGGCGCACTATCACGTACGACCTGAACGCTCAGACTGTTGATTACACGCTACGACCGTCGCGCTCGTTCGCTGATGCAGTGGCGCATACCTGGCTCATTATGGGTGAGCAGCCGGTAAGCAGTATTGACCTGTATGGCCTATATTCGATCGCCGAAAGCCTGTCAGATGAGCGCCTGGGTTACTTCGACTACACGTTTGACGACGAGAACGACTCGCTCGGCGACCGCGTGCAGGCAATCTGTAATGCGGCATCTGTAGTGGCGTACTGGGATGACGGCGTGCTGACCTTTACCCGCGATCAGAAAGTGGATTACCCGGCTGCCGTATTCAACCGGGCAAACATGAAGACCGACGAGTACAAAATGACGTACGAAGCCACTTTGCCAGGTGGCTACGACGGCGTGCAGGTGTCTTACGTTCACCCGACCACAAACAACAAGACATACATCAACTACCGCGTGCTGAACGGTTCTATCGTCGAGCAGGAGGCGGCTAATCCGAACAAGCTGGAGATAGTTGGCTTCCGTAACGAGTATCAAGCCCGGGAGCGAGCAATTCGCGAAACAAAGCGCCTGATTTACTCGCGGGTGAAGATGAACGCCAAAGTGTTTGAGGACGGAATTATCCAGGTTGGTAGCGTCATTCAGATGCCGGACATATACGACAGCAACCAGCAGCAGGGCTACATTACCGGGCGGGCCGGAAATAACTTCGATACAAGTGAGCCGATCACGTTTACCGGTTCGATGTATGTGCTGGTCACCGACAGCCTGGGTAACCCAACTCTTCGTTATCCGGCAGCGGCTCGCAGTGACACTAAATTTGGCTTCACGGCAGCAATACCCGACATTCAGCTCAATATCTGGAACGGAGACACTGTGCAGCTACCATCACGCTACCTCATAGCAACGGTGGAAGAACTGGACAGCCAACTCTGGACAGTAAACAGCATCAAGCCAAACACAGATAACACGGTGTCACTGACCGTCGCGGAATATAGCGACGCAATCTACTCGTAACTTTCCCCATCCACACCACCCGGCCAATGCGCCGGGTTTTTTTATGGAAAAAATATGGCTACGCAACCAACTAACCTGCCTGTTCCGAGTGAATCTCCACGCGACCTGAAATTCAACGCAGGGAAAATTGATGAATTCGTGACATCAAAGAATAATGAATATGTTGACCGTTTTGGAGAAGAACATCGTACAATTGCAGGTATTACTTATGATGCTAATCAGGCAATGCTGAAATATGGGTACATCACGAAGAAGTCTTTTGAAATTGGCGCTACCCTCGACACTCCTAACACTATTCTACAGTGGGAAAGCAACGGCGAGTTTTATCGCTGGGACGGGGACTGGTCACAGCCCAAAGTAGTGCCCGCTGGTTCTACACCTGAAAGCACCGGCGGGATTGGAGAGGGTAAGTGGATTGGTGTAGGTGACGCATCATTACGATCAGATCTTGCAGAGTCTGATGGTGTTGCATTAGTTAATGGTGCGGCAAAAATTGCTGGAGATAATTTTACTGGTCCGGTTACAGCTCCAACAATCAAGTCTTTGTCAGTTTATGGTCAGATGGTAGCTGGCAATAAAACATTTGGAAACTCAGGTGATGACTGGCCAAATTCTTCAGCTTTACGAGATGCGGTAACAGTTTCAAGAGGGATTACAAACAATCTTACAGACTGTCATGCCTTTTCTGATAAGACAGTGATAACAAATGCTTCTGACTATGGTGGATATGGTGCATTTGATGCGACGACGTGGCTTAAGGGAAGCACTGTTCAAAATCATATTTTTTCATTCCAGGATCGGATTATCCACCAGGGAACAGCAAATTTAGAAAATCAGGTAGGTTTCTACTCACGGCCTGAAATTAGATCGTCAGGAAATGTTTTATCCAGAATGGGCGTTAAGGTATATGACGTCCAAAAAAGTAGCACAGGCATAGCCGTAGAGAACATTGGTATTTATGTAGAAAATTTAAGCGGCACAAATACTTCAGCGATAACATTACTGCAAAGCAATGGTTACACTATTTATGCGCCTAACGCTGGCATGACACAACTCGGTGGCGTGTGCGGTTTTGGTACGTCACCTGTGGGTGGCACAAACCCTATTTACATAAAAAATACAGGCGGGAGTAAAATAGCAACCGTCAAAACTACAAATACTGATGTTGCCTTCGGGTCACAAACAGATGATGTAGCCGGGATTGCTGTTGGAAACGCAATTAGAGTTCAAGTGAAGCAGGCAGGTAATTTATACGCATTTACCCCGGCGACGAACGGAACCGCTCCACTTGGCGACGCCTCTAATCGCTGGTCTGCCGTATACGCAGCGTCAGGCACAATCAACACTTCAGACGAAAGATTTAAAACGGAGTTGATTCATCTAGAAGATGCAGAACGCAATGCTGCGCTTGAGATAAAAGCAAACATACGCAGATTCAAAATGAATGATGCTGTAGAAAGCAAGGGGTTTAGTAATGCGCGCTGGCATTTTGGTGTAGGCGCTCAAACCGTTGGAGATATCATGCGAAAGCATGGTCTTGATCCAAAAAATTATGCTTTCTGGTGTTTCGATTCTTGGGCGGATGAGTATGTCGATGAAGTAGAGGAAAGAGTTTCTACTAACGACGAAGGTATCGAGAAGCGTGAATCTTTACCGACAGGAAGAAAAATACTCATCAAAAAAGCTGGGGAAGCATACGGCATCCGCTATGATGAACTATCAATGTTTATACTTGCATCTATTTAAAAATTCCCCCCGCTATCATTTCTATGGTAGAGGGGGGTTATATTAATTTTTCTTTGACTTATTATGCTCAGCATATGTTTTATATTTGCTGTATTCCATTTGCGCCCAAAGAGCTAGCATCACTATTTCTAGGAGTTTGATAGCCAGTGATTCAGATTTGTAACCAGACAGCAATCCAGCAAGGCTGATAATTGCCGCCAATCGCACTATCATGTCAAAAATTATATTCACGTTCACCTCCAGTAATAATTTTCATAACAAATATAATTTATAAAAGCAGCCTGCAGCTTTTGTCAAACAACGTATTGTAAATTAAAATGTATTATTTTATAGCTGAATCCAATTCTCCATTATATATTCTAAATATTTCTCAGATCCATATTTCGTTAGGTGTGGTCGTACAATAATAGGCTCTTCATTCTCAATAATTGTGCAAGTTAAACCTGAGCATTGATTATCTTTAATGGAAATAAAGACAACATTACTATACTTTGATGCCTCATTCTTTAATAAACTATCAATATCAACCTTTGATTTTGTTAAATCTTTAGAAGCGTTCTCAGTGGCCGGGCATTTATCAGATCTAATAAGTCCTGATAAAAAATTAGAGCCCAGGCTAGAGTTGTTCAAAAGGCAAGTATATGGATTGTAACTTGGCTGATGATACATTCCAAGCACATAAATCCGTCTTTCTTTGCTGATTTCTGTCAAGCTCTCAATGAATGACTCAACCTCTTTTTTGGCTTCTTTATAGTCCAACTCTCCTAGGTAAATGTCCCATGATTGAGAAATTAACAACGGAGTTTGATTATCTTCAATTAGCCTTTTTTTGAGTAATGACTTCATTCTTTGGCATGAGTTACTTCCAGCATATGAAGATGACAGCATTGAAGCATTACAAGATTCATTAGCATATACATCTATATGTAATCCTTTCTCCTCCATTGCTTTTACATACATGAGCGCATAACTATCGCCAGTTAAAATGAACTGGGTAGGGCCGTTACCACCATTAATAAATATGGGGTTATTTTGCACATTCCTATATATCATCCAAGGGTTGTAAAACTCATTATAGTTCTTAGAGCGCTCTTGCGCTGTTTTGTTAACTCTTGAACTTACGCCATTATTAGATACGTATTGA